GTCACAATGGGACTGTGTCAGTATACAGCGGAAATCCAGGTAGTGAATATCATTTTCAGTATGGATGGAATAATGTTGCTAATGTATTCCACACCATTATAAAAATACAAAGAATACACAAAGCAGATAACGTGTATTTTGCCCACATGACTAGTATTGCTAATTCTACTTATCCAACATATTTTGCTCAGAGTTGTTGTAGAGTTGAGTTAGATGCCCCTTTATTCAGTATTGACTTCTTTTGTGATACTGGTGGTGGTACTACTTTTGATGCTGGTACAATATCATTACAATACATTTACGAACGCAACCTATAAGGGTTGACATTCAGACAATAACAAGTTATACTATTTGCATCTTCATCATCCTTGTATCTTTGGGAATGAAGATCCTTTCTGTGGTGAGAAAGGTTGTTGGTGGAATATGGGGGGGAAACCTCCCCCTTTTTTTCTTATAAATTAATTCTGTGTTATGTTTGACCGATCTATGATTTTTCAAGTTTACTCTAAAGAAAATTGCCCCTATTGCTATAAAGTAAAACAGGTGCTAGAATTGACAGGAAGTAACTTTAAGATCTATACTCTTGACGAGGACTTCACGAGAGAAGAATTTTATTCACAGTTTGGTCAGGGATCTACCTTTCCTCAAGTATTATGTGATGACAAAAAGTTAGGAGGGTCAGTTGACACTATCAAATTCCTCAGAGAGCAACAAATCGTTTAATAACGACATAAATAATTGCAAATCCACACCTAATCGTGGAATTGAATTTATTCTTAATGGAGGTAGAAAGAAGCAACCAAAACCATTTCGTATCAGTTTCGAAAAGATGGTTCGCTTCTTTCGTAAGGAGCTAAACATCTATTTCGAGTTTTCCTTGAGAGTTAGGAAAATCAATTAATCTAACGGAGTAGAAAAATGTTAGCAGCTAGTTTAGTTTTCGGTTCTTTTATGACCGTTCTTTTTATGATTGTGGGAGTGATCGGAGGTTGGGTTGCGAGAGAATATATCATGAACTATCATGATGCTCCTAGGTTACATCCAGAATTCTTTGATGATAATGGTAATGTAATTCCAGATGAAGTTCTTGCTGTTCGTTTCGAAGAAGGTTACTTCGATGATAATGAAGAAGACGAGGATGCATAAAACTAAATAACCAAAAATATTATTAATTTTGTTTTTATAAATTATGGCTACGACAAAGACTAAATCATCACCTTCACTTGATTTGCCTGCAAACCCCTTTACTTTTGAGGTTTTACAACTTGCTTCCAAACAAAGAAGCAAAGCAAAAAAAGTAGAGGTTCTTAAGAAATACGAACACCCATCATTAAAAGCAGTATTCATTTGGAATTTTGATGAGAGTGTAATTTCACTTCTACCCGAAGGTGAAGTTCCATATGCAAGTGTGGGTGAACAAGGGTCTTTTACGGGAACAGTATCTGGCAATATTAAAGATGCTGTTGGTATGATGGACGAGTTGGGATCTAATTCTCTTGGATCACAAGATCAAGGTCGTTCTTCTATCCGTAAAGAATTTAAGCGTTTTTATAATTTTATCAAGGGCGGAAACGATAGTTTGACTAATCTCCGTCGTGAAACCATGTTTATCAATATCTTACAAGGATTGCATCCCCTTGATGCAGAAATTGTTTGTTTGATTAAGGATAAACAACTAGAAACTAAATACAAAATCTCAAAAGAGATCGTCAGTCAAGCATATCCCGATATCAAGTGGGGAGGACGCTCATGACTGTTGCGGTTGATAAGGAACAACTAGCAGAGGAAGAAAGTCAATTGAGAAAAGACATCGTACCTTCAAATTATGGTTGCGAAATTCTCTTGGAAAAGACAACAATTGAGTGTGCTAATGATAAGTCATTCCCTAATGATGCCAAACTAGTTTGGTATCGGGTTGATGGTGTAGTTCATTTGGATCTTACTCGCTGTGGTAAGTTATCCAAACTTTTTGATATGTATTATGATAGATACGGAAAAGGTGCCGTACAAAAGATTGACTTTGGGTATGGAACGGTTCCACCTAAACTCTGGGGATACAAACCAAAAGAAGATAAAAAGAAAAGAAAATGAAAGATGATCTCGGTAAGTTAAACGTCAATATTGATCCCGACGAAGTAAAAAAGTTGGTGAAAGAATATAAGAAACTTAAAAAGTACATGCGTTCACCCCTCTACGAGATTCGTGAAATGGATGGCAAAGAAAAAATAATTAAAGATTTGCTGAGTGATTACGACGAGCAAAATCAAAATTGACCTTTTAATCAAAATATGCCGGATAATTTTTCCGGCAAATTTTTTGACTTCTTAAGATTTTATAAAATTGTATCACGTTATACCATAGTACTTGACTATATAGAACATAAGGTCTATACTAGACCTACGTTCATCCAATGTTAAGTGTTCTACTGGCATTGACCCTTGCCCATCATGATGACGCTAATCCTTACGGTTGGCACATGTCTTGTGAAAGGTTCCTCCAGCGTCGAGTAGAAATTCAGATGGATCCCAACCTAGATCAACGATCTAAGTGGAATCTAATTGGGTATCTAAAGACAAAAGTGGAAGGTCAATGTGAAGGAACGTTTACATAGGACGCAAGTAAGTCGCGGAACGGAGCGTTCATCCCATGTTTGATTTACTACTCTATTCGAACATGATGTGTTCTGATGCTGATGCATTAATCTTCAGGATCAAAAAGAACAGATCTGAACTATCACCCAAAGTGGTAGTAGAATTGGTAGAGACCGTAAAGGAATCTGTGCCTGAGTGTGATCATTACTGGGACGCAAACGACTGAAGGAACGGGAAAAAACGGATCCTGCGAAAGCAGAGAAGGTTAATTTTCACCCTAGTATTTCAGGAGTAAGACAAATGAACACACTTAATCTCATCAAAAAGCAAATCGACAAGGCAGCAGCACTGCACGACGCACAAATCGCAATGACCACTTATCGTGGCGTTAAGTTTGAGTGCAAGCAAGGTGCTGATGAAGTGCATGGCACTTTCTGCTATCGTGGTCACACTTATAATAAGTGAGGCAATTATGCAAGCATTGCAAGTAGCAGGTTTTGGCACCTTGTTTAGTGCAGCATTTATCGGTTTGATTTATGGGGAAGTCCTTCTTCTATCGAAGAGGTGATAATATGCTGAAGATCAGTTTTCATTATGATCTTCCAGCATATGACCCCCAAAAACACGATCCAGATAAAGTCTTTGGATTTTTAACGTATCGTGGAGTCCATTATGCCAAATGGGTTGATATGAAATCCAAAGGCATAAACAACTGGAAAGTAAAATGAGAGGTTAAGAAACCTCTCATTTTTTTTGTCTTTATGTAAATAATTTACAATTGTATATTACAATACCATAACTTACCTAGATACCCTAGAATTAAGGATCTCGCTTATGCTCTGAAATTCTCTCTATACTATGACTTCTACAATATTTCTAAAATTGCGTTGGAGGTGTGATAATGCACAATCTACTATCTCGCAATCAATTAGCAGGATGGGTACATATTGAGGCAAACTTAGACCGATGTAATGACGAATTAGATCTGGTTAACGATTATTTCGATTGTCTAATTGAGTGCGACGAAGACCAAAGTACATGTAAGCGAATCTGCAGAATTCTATTAGACGATGGGGGTTGATCACCCCCCTTTTTTTATGCTATAATAGTGTCAAACAAAATCATCTTATGGACAAAGAAAGACTCAAACTCATCGTCCGCAATCTAGAACTTCTAGTAGATGGACTTAAAGCGGAAGTTTATTCCGATGTAGATGCATATACAAAGAAAGTGGAGTATGATGAAGTTGCGAGGTATCTCCATGACTATGATGAAGTTTTTGAAGACAGTGATCTGAACGAAGAATGAGTGTAAAACTAATTAGCGTAACTCCCGATGCGGAGAAAATGATGGCATACGTTGCGCGTGTGTCAAATCCCAATAACCAGGAAAACCCCAACTATGCAAAACTGTTGGGTTACTGTATTAAGCACAACCACTGGTCTGTGTTTGAGCAAGCATTTATGACTCTGGAACTAGAGACTACCCGAGGTGTAGCGGCTCAAGTGCTCCGGCATCGTTCGTTCACATATCAAGAATTTTCGCAACGGTATGCTGACAGTTCTATGTTGGCAGATCAGATTCCTATGTTTGACCTGCGTCGTCAGGATACAAAGAATCGTCAGAACTCTATTGATGACATTGATCCCTTTGTGAAGCAGGAGTTTGAGATCAAGATCCGTCGTCACTTTGATGAGGCAATGGTCTTGTATCAATCTATGCTTGATGCTGGAATCGCAAAGGAGTGTTCTCGTTTTGTGCTGCCCCTCGCCACGCCCACCAGAATCTATATGTCAGGTTCTTGCAGGTCATGGATCCATTATATCAATCTGAGAACTGCCAACGGCACTCAGAAGGAGCATATGGATCTTGCAGAGGGTTGTAAGAAAGTATTCATAGAGCAATTCCCAACCTGTGCAGAAGCACTTGAGTGGGTCTAAATAAAAATATATCATTTATAACTATGGCAACATATCCAGTAAAGAATATAAAAACAGGTGAAATGAAGGACGTTGTAATGAGCGTTCATGATTGGGATCAGTGGAAAATCGATAATCCCGATTGGGAACGATACTACACTCCAGAAAACGCACCAGGTGTTGGTGAAGTTGGTGAGTGGCGAGATAAACTCGTCGCTAAAAATCCTGGTTGGAATGATGTGCTTGAAAAAGCATCTAAAGCCCCTCGCTCTCGTGTAAAAAAGATTTAAGCAACCTATGGCATCTAGAAAAAGAAAGAACGACTCCCCAATTGGAATTGGCATGACTGCCAAACAGATGAAAAGGAAAAAACCGATCAATACGGACTTTCTCATAGATATTGATCCCCTGACAGAAAATCAAAAGAAGTTGTTCGAATCATATGATGAAGGAAAACACTTAATTGCCTATGGTTGTGCTGGAACAGGTAAAACATTCATTACTCTCTATAATGCTCTAAATGACGTATTAAATCCAGATACTCCTTACGAGAGAATCTATCTGGTACGTTCTCTTGTTTCCACTAGAGAAATTGGATTCCTTCCTGGAACTTATGAAGATAAGTCTGATATCTATCAGATTCCATATAAGAATATGGTTAAGTATATGTTCCAGATGCCATCAGATGCAGACTTTGAAATGCTCTATGGTAATCTGAAAGCACAGGAAACTATTAAGTTTTGGTCTACTTCGTTCCTTCGGGGAACTACTCTTGATAATGCAATTGTTATCGTTGATGAATTCCAAAACTTGAATTTTCATGAACTTGATAGTATAATTACAAGAGTTGGTGAAAATACC